GGTAAATCCATACTTAGAATCAGTAGTACAAAGACAGGGACTGTATGCTTACAGAGTAATAATGGATGAAACAAATAACCCAGCAGATGTTGTAGATAGAAATAAATTGATCGGACAAATTTTCATACAACCAGCAAAAACAGTTGAATTTGTAGTATTAGACTTTACAATTGAACCAACAGGTGCAACATTTGCATAATATTTAAAAAAGTAGATATTTATAATTAAATAAATAAACAATAAAAATGGCAGTATTAGATCCAAACGAAATAATGTTCAGAGCTTTTGAACCAATGGTTCAACACAGGTTCGTAATGTACATAGACAGTATTCCTTCATTTATGATTAAGAATGTAAAAGCACCAAACTTTACAGATTCAGAAATCAAACTTGATCATATCAATACCTATAGAAAAATAAGAGGAAAAAGAAATTGGGAGAATATGGATATGACATTATACTCACCAATCACACCTTCAGGAGCACAAGCAGTAATGGAGTGGGCTCGTCTAGGATACGAATCAGTAACAGGTAGAGCAGGATACTCAGATTTCTACAAAAAAGATTTGACTTTAAATATTTTAGGTCCTGTAGGGGATGTTGTAGGAGAGTGGATCATTAAAGGAGCTTTCTTAGTAAAAGGAGATTTTGGTCAATTTGACTGGACACAAGCAGATGGAACAGTAGAGATAGCAATTACAGTAGCAATGGACTATTGTGTACTTAACTACTAATCGAATACAAATAAAGATAATAAGAGCCTGGTTTATCCAGGCTTTTTTTATAAATTTTATTTTCGTATATTTATATATAGAAAAAGTTACTAACAAATAAAATTTATGGAACAAAAGCAAAAATTTCCTACCGAAATGGTAGAACTTCCTTCAAAAGGATTACTTTACCCAAAAGATTCTCCACTAGCAGAAGGTAAAATCGAAATGAAATACATGACTGCTAGAGAAGAGGATATCTTAACAAATCAAAATTATATCCAACGAGGAGTAGTTATTGACAAATTACTACAATCTCTTATTGTAACTCCGATCAATTATGGAGACCTCTTAGTAGGAGATAAGAATGCAATTTTAGTTGCTTCTCGTATTTTAGGATACGGTAAGGATTATGAATTTGAGTATGCAAAAGAAAAGCATACAGTAGATTTAGCAGAACTTCAAGCAAAAGAAGTAGACCATACTCTATTTAAATCAGGAGAAAATAACTTTGCATATAACATGCCTACTACAGGTACTAACATTACCTTTAAGTTACTTACTCATGCTGACGAACAATTTATTGAGCAAGAAATAAAAGGCTTGAAAAAATTAAACAAAGATTCTTCAGCAGAATTATCTACAAGATTGAAAAGAATGATCACATCAGTAGAAGGAGACTCAGCTACTAAAACGGTTAGAGATTTTGTAGACAATTATCTATTAGCAAAAGATTCTAGAGCATTTAGAGAATATATCAGAAAAATACAACCTGATGTTGATCTAAAGTTCTATCCAGAAAACGGACCAGATGGAGGGGTCGATATTCCAATTGGAGTTACCTTTCTTTGGCCTGACGCCGGAGTATAGGGCAGCATTATTTGCTCAACTTCATGATATAGTCTTTCATGGAAAAGGAGGATATACTTTCGATACAGTATATCAATTTCCTATTTGGTTAAGGAGATTTATACATAGATCGATGATTGAATTTTACGAAAATGAAAACAAGCAAAATGAGAAAGCATCAGGAAGACAATCGCTTCTTCAGAACGGAAAAATAAAAGCACCAGACTATAGTACAAAAGCTTCTAGATAATAGAAGCTTTACCTATTTATAATAAACCTATTTTATAAAAAAATGTCCCCACAACAATCATTAGATCAAATAAAAACACACATTGAAAGCCTCAAACAGCAGTTAGGAGGTAAGGATGGTATTAATGTGGTAAACATCACAGACTTAGATACCGCAAGAACAATACTAAGAGGACTTCAAGAAGAAGCAGATGATCTAGCTACGTCTTTTGGAGATATGGCTAGTACACTTGCCAATATTGTAGGTGAGTTAAATAAGAGTGATACTGCAACAAAAAGTGCAACAAAAGCATATAGAGGATTAGTTAGTATTGCTCAAAAAATGCAATACGAAGAAGAAGGTATATATGCTTATAACGTAAAGCAGTTAGATACTTTACACTTACAAGCTCAAGCACAACTAAAAAATCTACAGACCTCGATAGATAGATTAACACCAGCTGAAAAAGCAACTACAGAAGGACAAGCACTACTAAAAGCTCTAGAAGATCAATATGCAATAGAGAACAACTTAATTACTGCAATAGAAAAGCGATTAAAACTAGAAAAGCAAGTAGAAAAGACTGCAGGTGCTACAGGAGCAATACTAGAATCAACTACTAAGGTATTAGATAAATTAGGATTCGGGCACCTATCCTCAGAGATAGGTGATTTAAATAATAAACTAAAAGCAGAGTTACGTGAAGAAATAGCAAAAAGTGATGGACAAGCAGCTAATCTAGGAACATCATTTAAGTACGTAGGTAAAGCTATTTCCGGTTCTGCAAAAATACTTGCCGAAGGACTTAAAGATCCTCTTTTCATAATTAAATTTATAGTAGACGCACTTAACCAAGGTAGTCAGAATATGGCTGATCTCCAGAAACAGACTGGAATGAGTTATACGAATGCTTATAAGCTTAACACTGAGATGAATGCAGTAGCAGCCGGAACAGGAGACGCTTTTATTACAGGGCAAAAATTAGTAAAAACTTATGCAAGTCTTACAGGGGAATTAGGGGTATCGGCAGATATATTAGGAAATGATGCATTAGTAAGTGCAACTAACCTTGAACAGAGATTAGGGATGTCTGCAGAGCAATCAAGTAAGTTAACAGTATTTACAAGACTACAAGGAAAAAATACAGAAAAAATATTATCAAATGCTTTTGCAACTGTAGGAGCGTTTAATAGACAGAATAAGACTGCAATAAACGTAAGAGCAGTGATGGATGATGTTGCTAATGCTTCAACTAGCACATACCTAAATATGGGTAAAAATGTAGTTGCATTAACACAAGCAGCAACTAAAGCAGCATCATTAGGGTTAAGCTTAAAAGACTTAGAAACTGTAGCAGATAGTTTATTAGATTTTGAAAGTTCCATAGGTAAGGAATTAGAAGCACAGCTATTGACTGGAGAGAGTTTGAACCTAGCAAAAGCTAGGGAATACGCTATGACAGGTGATATGAAAGGGTTAGGAGAAGAGATTGGAAAACAAGAAGCAGTAACTAACGCCTTTAGAACAAAAAACGTAATAGCTCAAAAAGCAACAGCAGATGCTTTAGGGTTAACGGTAGAGCAGTTAGCTGGAATAACAATGAAACAAGAATTAGCAAAACTTGGAGCAGAGAAATTTAAAGAAGTATACGGAGAAACAGCTTATGAAGCTACATTAGCAAGAAGTGCATCTGAAGGTTTTGGAGATGCAATGGAAAAAGTTAAGTCAATAATAGGGAGTTTAATACAAGTATTCACACCAATCTTAGATGCATTGGTGTACGTGCTTAACATACCTTTCGTTCCTCAAATATTAGCAGCAGTAGTTCTTTTTAAGGTATTAGGGAGTAGTATAATGGGCAGTGTTAGAGGAATAGGAGCAATGAGTAGAGGAGCTCTAGATTTTGTTAGTAATATAAAAAAAGGAGGACTAGCAAACTTTTTTAAAGGAATAGGAGGTAATATAAAGAGCTTGGGAGCTGACCTTAAAGGTAACTTTATGGGGCAGGTTAAATCAAAATCCGGAAAGTGGTTTGATAAAGATTCTCCTCAAGGAAAGATGATTGCTAATATGAAATCTAAAACACCAGACATACCAACTGATAAAGCAGAAAGTGTAGCAGGTGGAGCTGATAAAGCAGGTAAATCCGGTAATGCAGAAGGTTTTAAGCAAAAAATGGTAAATATAGCTGAAGGTCTAAAAGCTTTTGGAAATACAAAAGTACTATTTGGAGCTTTTAATTTAATACCCTCCTCTATAGGACTTATAGCTATGATACCGGGATTAATAGGAGCAAAGCTAATTGAACAAATAAACGGAGAAAAGTTTCAAGAGTCTATGCTCGGACTAGCTACTGGTATTGAAGCAATGGGTAAAGGAAAAGTATTCTTAGGATCTCTAGGACTAATAGCAGCTTCAGTAGGATTAATAGCTATGATACCTGGAGTACTCGGAGGACTTATATTAGCTGCAGCAGCTACACCTATATCAATGGGATTAAAGATACTAGGGGAAGGCTTAGAGGCATTTGGTGAATCTATGATGACAGGTTATGGGTTAGTAGGATTAGCAGCAGTAGCAGTAGGAGCACTTGCATTAGGAGCAGCACTTAACCTAGCAGCACCAGGTATTCAAGCATTTGGAACAGTAGTTACAGCAGTTTTTGCAGGATTAGCAACACTGGTAACAGCAGTAGCAAATGGATTTGTTACAATGATGGGAGCAGTTACAATGGAAAAGATAGGGCCAATGCTACTACTAGGACCAGCCTTATTCGGAATTGCAGCAGGACTAGGAGCATTATCTTTTGCAGGACTAATGGCCTTACCGGCAATTGGAGGATTGGTAATGCTTGCAGCAGTATCACCAGCCTTAGTATCTCTAGCAGATGCTTTTGGAATGGGAGGAGATAGTGCAGGAGAAGCTAAAGCAAAATCAGACAAAGGATCTATGGAAGGTGTAGAGAAAAAACTAGATGCATTAATAATGGCTGTAAAAGCAGGAAGAAATGTATACCTAGATACAAATAAAGTAGGAAAAGCACAAGTACTCGGAAGTTATAAACTTGGATAAATAGACTAT